TCTTTTTACCGCAGAATCTAAAAACATATCATTTATAACCATACTAGCTAAGTATGCATTGTAATGGGTGTTGTATGATAATAGATCCATTAAGATTGATAATCCGGATCCCTCAAAGTCAAAATCTGTAAAATAAGGCGCACCATCAGTATCAGTATAATTTTTGAGGTAATCTTTTAGATTTGATTTTATTGTATCAAAATCTAATTCTGCGATTCTTAAATTTGCCATTATCTTACTCTACTTATTGTTGTTGTGACTGTTACTGGCAATGCTACATTGTTAAGTCTAAATGTTACCTCAATATCAATTGCGTTTAAATCTGAATTGTCTACAATTTGAACATTTAAGATATTTGCTCTAGGTTCAAATTTTTCTATAGTATTTCTTATAGATCGCTCAATTGCAACAATCGTTGACGGTATAAAATTCTCAAACATCAAAGCGCTTACTTGGCTCCCTATTTCAGGATGAAACGGCCTCTCATAATTTTTCGTCAGTATTAGATTTTGTATAGACGCTTTTACCGCATCAACATTTTTTCTAGTAAGAATATCTTTAGAATATGGATGCGGAGCGAACATCAGATTTATATCTGTGAAACGTCGTACTGTGTTAGTTGTAGTAGCCATTTTTAATATTTATTATAATTTTTTGCTAGATGACCGAATTAATAAATAACATCTTTATTTATTACAGTAATTTTACAAATGCGCCAGCACGGCCAGGGCTAGCTGTACTGTGATTCGCAAGAGTACCTATAGGCATTGCAGATTTTGAACCATTTGCAGCGGCCGCGACGTGTATCCATGCAATAGTGCCAGATGGTCTAGAAGCGTATTCTAATAATACTTGTTTATACGGAGTATTATTTTTTATCCATTCTGCAATCTCATAGTAATCAGAGTATGAATGTCCTTTAAATTGTAAATCGACTGCTTGACCCACATTATGATCTGAACTAGAATTGCCGGCTCTAAAACCACTAGTTATAACCATATCAGGATATTGATCTTTAACTTTATCAAGTACATTTACTGAGAGATATTTTAAATTACCCACAATTTGTGCGGAAGTTAATCCATTTTGCGGTTGTACCGGATGCGATGTAGCAGCTGGTTTTGTAGTTACATCTCCTAAATATATATGCTTTGATAATTTAAGAGAATCAGGAAAATTACTATAATTGTCAAACTCTGAATTATCTACTACCACTGCTTTTCCTTGAGATGAGCTGTCTGTGTCAGTGGCCGTACCCGAAAGAGATTTAACCGACGAATTAACTTCCCCTGATTCTAATCTTTTCTTAGCAAGATCTGCCGCTTCTGGTTCTAAACTATCCCCTAAAAATATATTACCTGGAGCATCGGGTCTACTTAATTTTGATTTACTTGAAACTGTTGGAACTGTTTTTTCTTCAGGAGGATCGTACACTGGTAATTTTGTTGTAGAGATTGAGAGAGCTCCCATTTTTGTTTTTACTGTTGTCGCATCTAGTAACAATTCTAATCCACCCTTTACGCTTGCCTTTGAAGCTGATCCAGATTGTAATGCAAGATCTTTACTTGCTTTAGCTGCAAAAGATCCATTTTTCGCATTCAACGTGATACTACTACCTTGAATATTTACTGGACCGTCACTTGTTAATTCTAAACTAGATTTGCCAGATACTTTAATATCTTTAGCAACAACCTGTACAGTGGTTGCAGATTGTACTAAGGTTGATCCGTGACCTGTTACATTTAATGCTCCATCAACTTCTATATCCGCATTGTTTTGTACTAGTATCTTTGTTGGGCCGCCAACTGTTATATTGTGTGCACCCTTTACATAGACATATCCATTATTATCACATACTTCGTAACTATCTCCAATTACTTTTTTAACCATTGTACCGTTGATATCAATTTCAATATAAGTACCTTTTTTATGGTAAATATGAATTCTTTCAGCATTTGGACTTGAATCTAGCTCAATCACATGGCCTGCTTCAGTTTCAATTACTTGATTATATGGATATTGTGTGTTATATGCGGTAGTTGGTTCATCCCACGTAAAACTTCCTGACGCAGTAGGAATAGATTTTTTTCTATGATATTCTTTTGTTTTAAAATATTTGTGAGACGTATTTTCGGTAGCTAATTTATTTGTATCTGGCAATCCTGCATAATCAATTTTAGGATATACTTTATTGGGATCAACAAATCCTTGTTGTGATGCAAATGCAGGATCGTTTAAAGGGCCTGCTGGATCTTGTTTTGGATTTAATGGATGAGGTAAAACTACAGGTATGTTTTCATAACTAGGCAACCCAACATCTGTATTTGCCGCATTAGTTACTTTAACAGGGTTTCCTGATCCATCATATACAGCTGCTCCGGAAGATGTTGTAAGAACATTACCCGCTTTTATTTCTTCATTTATTAGTAATTTTTCTACTGTGGGTGTTTTATCGGGCTTGCCTGCAAACGTGCCCATCATTATAGGTTGTTGTTTTTCTTCTCCGTCTAAAAACCAACCAACAACCCAAGTTCCTTCTACCGGACCTACAGGTGCGATACCTACCCCCGAAGTACTAGCCGATGTTATAGGCATCATTGGGGTTGCCCAGGGCAAATCTTTTGTGGGTAATATACCGAGATCATCTGTATGATACCCATATATTCTAACCTTGCACCTTCCTAATTTCTCAGGATCTTGTCTATTTTCAACCACGCCTACCCACCAGGTAAAATTTGGATTGCCGTATATATTTTGCATAATATTATCTCGAATAATTAGATTGTGCAGGCGATGGCGATAACGAATCTCGCACGATCTCCATGGACATTGTGTGTTTTAAAATATTAATTTTGTGATGAATAGATGTTATTAAATAACTTCCAGAGTATCTATTATCCAAATGTTCAGATGTCTTATCTGTTTCATTCACCGGCGACATATCCGGGAATTTAATATCAATTATGCGTCCGGCTTCGACGTCTGTTCTACCATATATTGAAATATTTAATTTTAATGAATTGAGTTCAATTAAGTTGGATAAACGATTTCCATAAAGTTCTCCCATTCTTTCATTAAAATTATTTTCAATTCCTGTATGCAATTTAGATGATGTTGGATATACTCTAGTATGACTATTTAAATTTCTATCAACATTTTTAAATAATGGTATATTATTTTTTCCCGCAACGTGTTTGTACGAAGAAAATCTGGTAACATGATCATAATCTGTAATTGCTCTTTGCTTTTTAAATATGTCAATTGATACCAATTTGCTTGCAAAATATCCATTTTCTAAATTACTCAAATGATCTAATCCGTTTAGTATATCTATAGTTTGTATTAACGTCATCTTTTCTATAGTATCATCTGACGGGCCTTTGACGCCAGTAGCTTTAAATTCATAACTTCCGATTGATCTATTTTGTTCAAAAAGATCTTCAAGACTCCCAAAATAAAATGATCTATTGGATTCCCAGAATAAAAAATTACAGGCCTTATTAGTTTTAGGTAACGTTTTTTTCGCAAGCCAATTTAAACATTGAAATGGTGTCCATCCTGGACTTACAAATTTAACTTTATTTGCTGCTTCAGAAAAAATGACTAATTCTGTCTTATCTTTTCCTGCTGTTAGTTTATTGTTGACATCATTGTATATAAAATTTCTGGTAACATTATTTAAATTATCTGTAAAAATTTTATTTACTATAGTATTTACTTGTCCCGAATAAGCATTATATACTGGATGCAATGAATCTTCTAATGCTTCTTGGGATATAAATTTAAGCTTATAAATTTGAGTGCTTTCTTTAACTAGTACACGATCCTCAACTGAAGTAACTTTAAAAGTTTTGTAAATACTGTTGGGTAGTCCAGGTGTAGATACTTTTACAACTAAATATTCTTCACCTATTATATCAAGTTCTTTTATTAAATTTCTGCTATCAGATAGTAGAATATCTCCAGATAACACATTATTAAAAATACTCTCATAGATATTTAATTCAACAAGATAATCCAGCAACGACAAACTAGTTCCAGTGTTAGATACTAAAAATAGTTGTTCAATATTTATTTCACCTGCACTTTGCAGACTTGATTGCGTGGATATACTCATTATTGTTTAATTATTGTAGTAAAGTTAGTTTCAACGCTAGAAACTATTTCAGGTTTTAAAATATTAATTCTTCTTCGTTGTTCGTTTAGAGCAGTTTCATACATAAGATTTGAAACAGGGAATAAAAATCCAGTAGGGAAATTTTGTTGAACAAGATTTATTTGCTGTGTTCCAGTTGTAGATTGTAATTGTATAGATTGTGGGTTGGTGAATGTAGAATTCTCTGCCATTGACCTGTAACCTGAAACAATATATTCTTGTGGGTTAACATAATGATGTACGCTATAAACATCTCCTTCGCCGTATTTGCCCTTAACAAATTCTACAAGATTGTTATAACTCATAGGCCAATCAAATCTAGGATCTATGATATCATTTGCTATTAAAATTACCCAATGTAAATTGGAATCACCATACCAATATTCTGCAACCAGTTCCGGAGTTTCGCCATCTTTAATATCATATTGCTCAAAATAAGAAGAATTATTCTTTAATTCTTCTGACAATACCGCTCTTCTTAAAATATCCGGAATTGTTTGTATAGACACACCATTATCTAAAGTATAGGTTAAAAGAGGAAATTTTTCAAAAAACATTTAGTATCCTTGGCCCATTATTGTTTCTTTTGTTAAAAGTTCTAGTTCTCTAAAACTTAATGTTAAATTAATTTCAGTAGGCGCCCCATTTGAAAAAGATGATAGTTGTTCTCCGCCATATTCCACACTCATATCCGTCAATGCGCATGTTGCAATTTTGTTAAAATACTTATTCTCTGTGGTTTTGTGATAATATGCAATGTCAAATTCAGACGGGTATAGGAAAAATGCCCCGCCTGCAGCTAGTTCAGGGTGCATGTGTTCTTTAAATTTTTCAATTATATAGTATATATTTCTTGACTCATTGTCATTTTTTGGCATAAACTTATATTTAAAATTAAATTTGCGATAATCAATTCCTTCAAAAAATACTTCTCTAAAAGGATTTGTTTTAACTTTGGCCCCTAGTTGTATAATATCCGATAAACTACCCAGACCAGGCAATATAGATGGAATTTTTGCAATTTGTAGTGACATTGATTGGGAAAGGCCAGTCAAACGACCAGCTTGTGTAGAGTTTGACAAGTCTGAATCTGAACCCAAAAGCCCACCAAGAATTCCTAAATCTTTATCTTGATAATTAATACCATAACTTACTGATGGTCTTTCTTGCATGTGTAGAGTTATTACGTCTTTTAATCTTTTAGTTTGATCTTTTTTCAATGTAAGACTATCACCGCCGGCTCCTAAAGTTTGATCAATCACAAGACCCGTTGCTGCTATAGCTGTAAGTATGCCGGCTCCTGTACCAACTTGCCGCGCAATAGAAATATTCGTTTTATCTTGTGAACTTATTCCCAGTAACTTCCCTGCAGCTTTTAATGCCAGTCCAGTTCCTATTGCTACTGACCCGCCGTATAATGCACGTGATGTTTTTGACTCGGGGTCTAAACTATTTCTTGTTGTAGATGCGGTATTATTAGCTGCAGAAGTTTGCGCAGAAAGTGTCTTATATGTGTTGTCTTTGACAAATTTTGATTTGCCCCGAACATTTATAAAAAAAGTAACGTAATGTTGTAAATCTGGATCTACTCCTAACCCGTCAGGGTAACTTAAGGTTCCAACTGTATACCCTTTTGATCCTAGTTCACCGCCTAAGTTGTTTTTGATTTGCGTAGTACGACCCATTTGTTTCCTATAAATATTATAG